GTAGCAAATCGGCTCATAGTGGATTTAATACCCCTACCTATTTCTCCCATTAAAGTAGTAGTTTCTCGTTTCGCTCCCGCAAAACCTCTTTTCAAATCATTAAAAACACCAACAGTTACATAAACTCTACCTAGTTCAAGTCCCACGTTTCTTCCTCCTTCGTCTGCTACGTTCTTTTGCTTGTTTCTCTTGTTGCTTTTCCATAAGTTGACGAGCTACAGACTTCCCGCCCTTCTTCATCTTAACTATCTTACCATCAACCGTAACCACCTTTGCATAACCTTCTTTGTCGGTGGTTACAGAAACTGTCTCATCTACTTCCATATGGATAGTTCGACTTCCTATCTCTCTCTTAAGGTACTCACATTTGCATAATTGCATCCATATCTGATCCAGGGTCATCTGTCCTACTTCTCTCGGGGTAAATCCTCTTCCTCCCTCCCATGGATTCTCACACAACATCCTAATTTCATAAGTAGTCAATCCACCCAATAGCCCGCCGCCTTTAGGAATCTCAGTTTGTTCTTCCTCTTCGGCTTCCTTCAAAGCGGCGAGCCCTACCCATTTCCCATCGAAGCTGAGGTAATACCCTCAACTTTACGACTCGCCTCAGCAATAATAGACAGAGGCCAATTCTGAATATCATCACTTGTTACTTCAGGATGATCCTGTTTAACAGAAGTGTGGATATAACTAATCATTCCAGGTGTACTAGCTGTTACCCACCATTGATCAAAACGAACATATCCCATCATAGGGGACTTGCCCGTCATATTCTTCACTTCCTTCGCACTAAGTACACCTTGATCTAAAGCTGTTGTTACTAACATTAGAGCTTCCCGCTCAGTATCGGGAACTACTCCAAAATGATTCTCAATCCACCCTCTCAACTTTCCATTAAGAGGTACTCTACTAGCATCATGAGCTTTCTTCTGAGGTAGGTCTGTCAGTTCCCACGCAGCTATCTTCTCAAACTCCTTTTCCAACATCTCATCGGCTCTACCTGGGGGAAGTAAGTCCTCATTGTCTCGGAATGTCTTCAAATGATTACGCTTGTGACATTCAAGAGCTTTCTTCTCCAAATCAGCTAAATGCATAGCTACTACAGGACGCAAGCGAAATTCCTTTTCCGTAATCTTGCCGTCCTTACCCACAACCGGGACTTTGATAAATTCACAAGCCCCCAGAGCCCGACCTTCACGATCAGTTCCCATAATGTTCTCCTGAGAAACTACCTAATCCCCTGTAAACAACAGTTCCCAGGTAGTAGAAAGGAACTATTGTTTTACTTCAACTGTTGTTCTTCTTTGTATTGACGAACAACAGAACCACAACGAGAACGACGTTTGACTAAGCCCAAGAGATAGGCTACACGAAAAGGAATGTGTAGGAGGGGAAATTTAGGGGGGGATTTTTGTCGTTCTCGTTCCCTTAAACAGTCCGGGCATGGGCAGGAACCTACCCAATGATGACTACCATCACGGGATACCCGGACTGTCATCAATTCATCCTTTAACAAGCGTCACTAAGAGCAGATGGAGCACTACCCGATGCATTAGATGGGGTGTAGAAAACTCCATCCGCCCCAAACTCAGCCGTCCATCCAATAACTTCCTCAGTGTCTATATTAACAACTAAACTAAAGGAAGTGTTCAAAGCCCGAGGGAAGTACCAATAATCACCGGATACAGAAGTCTTAAGAGTGTATAGAACGGCTTCTACAACATCTTCTGGCTCGAATAGATCAAAAGCATTTCCAGCTGAAACAGTATCAAACTTCCCTTCGCAGGAAAATGTACAATCACGTCTTCCGGCAGCTCGATTCGTATAACCACACGAATCCGAATCTCCCCATTCTGACGTATTGGCCAATGCTTGATTGACACTCCATTGAGTGGTTCTAGCCACAGCTACTCCACCAACACCAATGGCTCCAAGTCTTCCAGTCCTTGTATTTTCACTAGACATAGGGATATTACCTCAAAGGGTTAGGTTGAGAGCTAAAATTTACTTACGTGGTGCTGGAACTGTAACTGGTGACACTACTAGGACTACTAGAACTACCAGAAGAATGGGTAGTAGAACTAGAGCTAGAGCTTGAACTTGAACTAACTGAAGATGAACTGGAACTACTACTAGACTGACTGGAACTAGAACTACTACTAGAACTAGATTCATTGTCATCATGACGAGCTAGAATGTAGATACTATAAGTAACATCCCCACCACTAGCCGTGAACTTCAGCGTATGAGCAGAAGCATCTGTAATATCCAATCCAGCTTCAGCTACTTGAGACTTGAATAGACATCCTTGACCTTTCAAAGCCCCTCCATTAGTTACCGTATGTTCCCCAATAGCATCCCATCCATTAACATTTCCAGCTTCAATCTCTAATTGACCAGAAGCCGATACTGCATTCTCATTAACAATCATAATACCCACGATTTCCTCGAAGGTGATAGATTGTCCTAACCCATCTTTTCCCGTTCCAGCCCCAATATCAACGGAAACTAGATCATAAATATCAAGAGTCTCATTACTAGCATTTGGAAGATCACGATTCTTCGACTGCCATCCTCTATTAGCTTGATTGGCATTTAGCCCATTCGCCATAGTGGGCTTGTAGTTTCCATTAGGATGACTGATGGAAGTAGAACTGCCATCATCTAACGTATTGATATATGAAGCAGTCAACTTCGCTTCAATACGAATTCCAGTTAATGTAAGTCCCACAATTTCACCTCTTTATATGGCCACGGGGACATCAATACGAAAATTGTAATCAATGACCCACATGTAGTTCGAGTCATCCTCTCTCACAGGATAATCCCTAAGCATTTGAGAGATCAGAAAATTTCCATAAGTTAAAGTTGGTTTGGTTGGAGAATCTTCTGGATGACCTCCAAATACCTTCATAATCTCTGATGCGAGGTAAGCTGCTATTTGCTTTGCATTCCGATCATCCCCGTCTACTTCTTTCGCGTGTACGTGGAATGTCCAGGGGATGTCTCGAATCTCCCGTATAGTACAGCCTTCTCCGCTTGATCGCGTTACAACTTCGTACAAACCCTCTTCAATCACGCAATAAGGGAAGTCGGCATGCTCTCTAGCTTCCGTCTCGTTTAGACTGGGAACAGAACCCCCTAATGCCGTGAATATGTCATCTAGTCCAGCATCAGTCCAAAGTGTTCCTACGGCGTCATGAAGATCACCGGAAGAGACACTCATGGTTTACCCTTTAACTCAGCAAGTGGACCTGTCAGAATTTTCATCACCCTAGCACGCTGTTCGTTCAGTGTCTTTACAAGATATTTTCTACGTAGTCTATCACTCCTTTCAAGAATGATTCCGTAATTGACCTTTGTTCCAATCCTTCCTTCACAAGACCATCTCCCAACTCTTTCAACCTCTAGGAATATGTTCTTGAGAAGATTTGTAGTTTCTGCCCTAGGATATTCACCAGGTTTCGACCTTGCAATGACTCTTCTTTTTCCTGTAGATGTTATCTTAGAAACTACTGGAATACTTATGTTATGGATGACTCTCGATTGTACCAAAATAGAAGCAAGTTTCACACGCTCCATCATAGACAACGTAATTCGTTCTGATACAAAATCCGAGAACCATTCAAGTTGGACTGCTCTCTTTCCAGCTGTTACAGCCCTTCTAGCCCTAGCCTTTATGACTATCTTGCTAGCAACAGCCACTTATCACTCCCCTATAGAGGACATCTTCTGCCTCCAAGACTCCAAATCCTTCTCATACGTAGGCTGAGAATTTGGAATCCTAGAGCCCGGATTCAAAAGGAATTCTCCTGGAAGGGACTCGACATCTTCCATCTCAGGTAGAATTCCCTTCACAACCCTTCCATTTTCTGCCTTTACAATCCAAACAAGTTCTCGAACAAGAGTCTTCATCCGATCTATATTCAACTGTTCCTTACGGGGAGGAACGCCATCAATCTCACCACTAACCATCCCCATACGAGATTCAATATGATGTTGAATCTGATGACACATTTCTTCGTCTTGATACAGAGGGTCTGTAATCACTACTTCCAACTTAGCTGGATTGACGGCAATAAGTTGTCCGGGAATCTCCGACAAAGAACCTAATCCAGCCACCTGGTCTGGAGAGATTGTCACCTTTCCCGTCTTTGCATTCTTAGTAGGACGGGCAGCTAGGATTCGACTTCTAACCCTACCGTTCGGAATGTTCTGTAGCAAAAGATCATTATTACGTTTTCCATCCGCTTCCACAACAAAAGGTGAAACCGAAACTGATCTCTTCCTAGTTGTTTCTTGTCCTGTAGCCGTAGTCATTTTTATTCCTCGTTGTTCTTCTATGTTCTTCTAGTACAATAGTTGAGTAAAGTAGGCCCCTGGGGAGGACCGAAGAACGTAAATCCTCCCCAGGGGGTGCTACAGGGGAAGTTCCTTATGCCGGAGCATCACTGGTAAGACCAGCACAAACTCCACGCTCAAGCTGGCCACCATATCGAGCCATAGCAACAATCAACAAAGCATTCTTCCGCATCAGAGTATCACCCTCCATCGAAGTCCGAATGGTGAGGCCCCGCCGACGATACATGCGGTATCGTCCAAGAATCGCATAGAACACCTGAGTGTCCGCTAAACTCTCATTGATCTTGTATGGACGCTGCATGAGTGCATAGTCGTCATACGTCAGACCAAAGATTCTACGTGCATCAGCCGTACCAACTGGAATAGCCCTTGCCCGCTGATACGAAGTTTCCGTACCACAGAAGACAACTGTAGACATCAAGTTGGCCTTATGCTCTGCCTTGGCAACCGAGAATCGCAACGATTCATAGTTACCAAGAGAGGTAGCACTACCCCAAGACACTGATGTAACAGTAGCCTTATTCACAATACCTTCAGGTTGTGTCGATCCATCGCCCGTAGCAATGACATCGTCCAAGTCCTCCAGAAGCCGTTCACCGTACTGTGCGGTGATATGACTACCAAAGTCAATCGGAGTATCACTGAGGAAGTCCAGACCAAGATGGACCGCTCCTTCCCAACGATAGATTGTGGTATCAAACGCAGAAACGTAGGACGCTGTGTCGAACAACGAAATGCTCGTATTGTCCACACCACCCCACGATCCCGTGATGTTACCAGTAGCCACACCTTCAACCCGTCGTCCACGGTCTAGTGTAACTACGTTTACAAGTGGGTACAACTCACCGTACAACAGGGGAGCCGAGATAACCTGATCGTCGAAGACAATAGGAGCTGCTTCAAGACCACCCGAAGTCGAATCGTCAATCAGGGCCTTGATTCCCCGTCCACCCATTTCTCCGATAAATCCACGGGTCATACTGGGTCGGCCATCCCGACTGTTGTCCCACTCACCATTCTCAGCTAGATCAGTGAGTAGATTCTTTTCATGCTCAGAAAGAGCATTGAACCCGTTCAAGGGAGAAGCTCCCCGCATACTAGAAACAATCTGCCACTTGGCAAACACTCCAGCATATGCCTTGTCCAACTGAGAAGGTTCGTCCAACGCCCTTCCCATATGGACTACAGGCTGTCCTGCCTTCGAGTGTGGACGACCCAACTTGGTCGATGCGGGATAAGTCATACCCCGCTTAGTTGAATCGTACATCTCACGAACAGCCTTGACCCGAACTTCAGCCGTCTTCTCCGAATCATCCGAAGTGCCACCTTGAGAGGCAATAACCTTCTTGACTCCCGTAGGTTCAGGAGTATCTTCAGACTTCTTGTCCTCCGGTTCCTCCTTCTTCTCTTCCTTCTTTTCAGGAACCACTTGCTTCTGAACCGTCATGGCTTCGGCAAGCTTACTGATGGAACCGATGACCATATCCAACTTGTCACCAATTTCATCGGCCTTCTTCGCATCCTTGTCAGTACACAATTCAGCGTACTTGACAGGGGTCAACTTGCCATCGGCCAAAGCTTTGCCGGCGGCCAGACGATACTCATCATCAGTTTGTCCATCCTGGGCAAACTCGTTCTTGACGAGCCACGTCTTCAACGCTTCTGTAATCGGCATCATTTTACCTTTCTATTGCGATTACAACTTTTGATCGTTACAGCCGCCTGCAACGCATCAATTAGACAGCAAACGTCGGAACCGGAGACCCTTTTGCCTCTGATCCTCCGAATTGTTTAACGCCTGTAGCACAACAAGGGCGTGATCCCGCTCTAATCGAGTAGCCTTTGCTAGAAATACAGATAGAGCTTCGTAAGTAGTTATTCGCTTTTCTTCAACCTCTTCCTCAATCTCTTCCTCTTCAGAAACCTCTTTCTCTTCAATTACTTCTGCGTCACTGGTTTCTTTCTCTTCTGGCTTGTTTGCATCGGTTTCTTCTGGTAGGGTTTCTTGTTCTTCTGATCCTGTTCCCTCTTCTTGTCCAGTTCTGGATTCTTCATCATCTTCCCCTTTATTCAAATCCGGGAGACTAACCACTACAGTAACCGACTTCTTCTCCCGTAGGACTCGTGCTTGTTCCTTCAAAACAGCACTGGTCAACTTACCACCTTCTACCATCGAGAGAATTACTTCATTCGTTTCTGCGTCGATATTAGATGGAACAGATACCAACGATTCCTCCATGATCTCGAAACGCTTGATATCAAATCCGTAAATCTCATTTCCATCTTCATCTTTTCGACTATCGTACTCCAAAGCACGAAATCCGTGACTGAATCTTCCCATCTTGTTATCTACCATAACGGCAGCATCATGGGACAATTCATTCATATCAACAATCGCAGAGTACAAAGACAAACCTTCTGAATTGTGCTCCGCAATAGCCAACATCTTACCGATAGGTAGAGTATGAATATGTTGCCACAACAAAAGCATCTTAGGATCAGGATCAGCCCCTTGAGTCCTAAGAACATCACCATCCCTGTCTTCCCTAGGAGTAGTTAGAATGTGCCTAAATACCATCAAGGTGTTTTTAGGTAATTCAACAGACTGTCCTACTAACACATCCGGACTAACTTCTTTTTCCTGAACTTCCATATCAGGATTCGAGTAAGTCAAAGTCTCAGTTGACTTCTGTAGAATATCATGAAACGACATCCCATTCTTAGAAGCCATCTGATTACAAATATCCGCTCCAGCCATTTCAAGCATGGTACGAACGAACTTATCCGCAGTCTGAATCCCATAACCGTGACGGGTTTGTTTCTGATCCCGATCTCGAATGGCCTTCAGCAATTTGGTATTGACGGTCATATCACGCCTCGTATCGTAATGACTGTGGCAGACAGCCGCTCTTTGTTCGTTAGATTCAAACTCATTCGCTTCCGCTAATATCCCCAGACAACGACTCACAAACTCACTACGTGATTCATTTTGTCTAGGGGTAGGAAGGGGCATCAAACATCTCTACCTGCAAACCAATGTACATTAAGTTCACAAGTCCCAGCCAATCCTTGAACGAATCTAATTTTTATCATGTCTTCAATCAAGAACTCTTCTGGGGGTAAACCATCCTGAAGTACCATACCACTTGTAATCGACGGATCGGTTGTCCCATCCATCGTATAGTGGACATCATGTGGGGATGCTTGAATCCTAGCCCCAGTAGCATTAGCTGGTCTATTTAGATCAGCTACGGTTTTCACCGTATTATTTGCTACTGCTTGTTCGTAAAGGAGAAAGGCCATTACAATTCCATCCTATTTCTCAGTGTAGCATCAAATGCCAACACTTGGCGAAGAGCAGGCTTATTGGCAGTGGTTAGTTTACTCATCCAAACCTTGACCGACATAAAATCAGTAGCGTCCGATCCGTCTGGAATACCCTTGACTGATTTGGAGGGATCGGACTTCATTTCCAATCTCTCCATTGTTACGTCAAGCATCACACGAAACGATTCCAACTTCACCATAGGGCAGTTTTTGATCCACCTAATCACACTATTGAAGTGATGAGATGGAAGTCTCCTTTCAACTGGCATTTATTCATCCCTTCAATTAGGTAGTGCTACTAGAGCTAGAAACAGAGCTTGTACTAATACTGCTAGAGCTAAGGGTAGTAGAGCTAGAGCTAGAATTTGAACTTGTACTAATACTGCTAGAGCTACTAGAGCTAAGGGTAGTGCTACTAGAGCTAGAACTGCTACTGTAACTACTACTAGAACTGCTACTGTAACTACTAGGCGAACTGCTACTCACACTGGTGCTACTAGATTCACTCGATTCACTCGACTGACTAGAGCTGGAAGTAGAGCTGGAACTGCTAGAACTAAGGCTGCTAGTGCTGATGCTGCTGGAACTACTAGAACTAGATAGAGTTGTACTACTAGAACTAGACAGCGTTGTACTGCTAGAGCTAAGGGTAGTAGAGCTAGAGCTAGAAATTGAACTACTTGATTGACTACTCACACTGCTAAGTGAGCTA